GAGAAAGTTACTCCGGTTGGAATCACAGAATATTGTCCTGGATTAGTGACAATAACCTTAACTACTTTACCACCAGAAACAACTGCTGTGGCTTGAGCAGCAACTGAGCCAGTACCTCCAGTGAATGCTACTGTAGGCACAGTAGCGTAACCACTTCCTTGATTGGTAATAACAACAGCACCAACTCCAAGACTTGTTGTGGCTGTTATGACACCACCTCTTCCATCTGTAGCAGATAATGTAACTCCAGGTGCTGATGCATAACCAACACCACCATAAGTCAATGATGTGGTGTTTAGTTTTGCATCAATAGTAGCAACAGCAGTGGCTCCAGAACCAGAAGTAACAACAGTTCCCGTCCCAGTCGCATTACCAGCACCATTAGTATCTTCCCAAGACACGCTAGTTGTAGTGCAAGCAGTTACAACGAATGTTCCATTAAAGTTAGCAGGACTTAGTCCAGTAACTATGACACTAGATCCTACTGGATACGGAGCAACAGGTTGTGCTGCGAAATTAGCGGTAGCAACAGTAGATGTTCTAGAGGCAGGAGGTGATCCAGTTATAGTTAGTTGTTTACCGAAAGATACTGTTGGCGTTGATGTATAACCAGCACCAGAACTTTCAATCCGCACATCCGATACAAAATTACCAGTTACATTGACGCGACCCTTAGCACCGACACCACCACCGCCAACGAATGTTACCTGTGGTCCAAAGTCAGCCTCTACTTGATATCGATTCGGGGATACCTGATCATAGATGTTTGATGTATAATCCAGATTACGTAGATTCTTGATAATTCCGAATTGCTTATAAGGAGTAACTACATCAAAATCAGCAAGTCTGTCTGAGGTAATATTAGAATAGAACATCAACTGGTCAGCGAACAACTCATCAACTGCATTTCTTCCATGACCAAGGAATGGTGATACATTGACTCGAGTTGCTGCTGCTGCTGTAATAGCTGGTGTCGCCTGTGGTGTAATTACTAAAGATGCGTATGAATAATTCTCACCTTTATTTGTGATAATAATCTTAGTAATGGCGCCACTGGTTCCGATATCTGCCTGAGCAGTTGCGCCAGTACCATCCCCAATAACTTTAACTGATGCTGTCACATAACCAGCACCTCCAGTTAATACCTCTGCAGTATCTACTGTTCCAGAAGTTGTCAACAACTCAACGAGTGCTTGGTCACTGTCTAGGTCGCCTGTGTTTAACTCAACAACTGCTTCTGCATCAGATCCGGAACCACTGTCAGCAATAATCAATACCGCTCTAGTATAGTCTCTGCCTGGATTTGTTACAATAATATCGCCGAGCTGTCCATTAACGATAACAGGAGTAAGCACAGCACCAGAACCATCACCAACTACTGTTATGGTTGCTGTAGACTGAGTATAGTTTGCTCCTGCTTTAACGATAGTAATATCGCCAAGACCACCATCAGAATAGTAGCGTTTCTGAAGAGCAGTAAACACCGGAAGGTGATCTCCTGTGAGGAATTTATTTCTGATGGATTTTGGTAGGCTATACATATAGCGCCACACATAGCCATCAGAATAAGTTACATTAAATGCCTCTGTACTAGTTGGTCGAACTGTAGATGCACCACCACCAAAGTTATCGATACATTTATATACTCTAAAATTAACAGAATCGTAAATATAAAATTTTGGACCAGCAGAACTAATATCACCATCCATTAGTGTATTATACTTCGCATAAGATGATCCACTTACCCAATCAAATCTAGGAACAATAAATGCTACATCTGATACGTATATCTTCTTTGCTGCGACAATATGGTTTCTGGTTGTGGTCTCATAAGTAAGAGTTCCACTTGGCGCATCAGGAACAGTTTCTGAGTCTAGATATCGACCGAAGAAATAGTAATAGTTGTTTCTTCTTGAAAAGATATCATCGTAGATAGCATCAGCGATGGCTTTTCTTAATTGGTGTGTAATAATTGATGACATCTTATTAGTTTATAGTTACTGTCCAGAAGATTGCTAATGACTGTACCGCAGACTTTGTGATAAGAGGAAACACTGTTCTACAGAGCATTATGTCATTCTCATTCATTAATGCTGCTTCTGCAATTCCTGCTGTACTGGTTCCAGTTCCTGCAGGAAAGAGAGCAATATAAACAATATCTGCTGTTCCATTGGCGACACTATAAGCACTTGAGAATAAAGTAACACTACCAACCTGATTCACCAATGAAATATCGCTGAGGTTGGCTACTGTATTACTCTCACCAATTCTCATTGTTTTAATGGTGCCATTAAACAATGAATTGATAATAGAAACTGCTGGAGGCGTAGGAGCTACAAAAGAACCCGTCGCAGTACTATCTATCGTAATTTGGGTCGTAGATACAGTCTTTACTCTGTAAGTTCCATTATAACCAGTCGGAACAACTCCACTGATAGTTACATACGAACCGACTTCATATGGAACAACTGTTTGAAGACCATATGTAATTGTTGCTACTAAACCCGTACCAGAGGTAGCAGTAATGTTAATTGCTGCGCGAGTGTCAGAAGCCAACCTCGCTGCAATTAGTTGTTTACCAGCAGTAACTACGAGGTTCTTGTGTTCACGCTCGAGATTCAGAACACCATTCTCATCATATCGACGTAGTACAACATTTCCAGTTACTTTGAATGTATCTTGTAATTGCATAATTATCCGAGGTAGAATTGTTTATTATTTAGACAACAGTGAGGCGAGTGAGATTGGCTACGGTCGTAATCTTTGTACTCAATGAAGATCTCAGTTGCCTCAATAAAGAAATTGTTGTAGTACTTTCTGGAATAGTTACTCCAGATTGGATTCCGACAGATACAGTAGTTAATGCAATATCAGAATTACTATAGAACTCATTATCAATCGATAGTTCACCGAACATCTTGAAGCCAGCTGGGTGAGCAAGAGTCGTAATAGTATCTCTGTAGTTATCAATATCAACAGTAGACTTAATTACATATGAGAAGTCTTGATAGTAATTATTATCCTGTAGAACACTGGCATTCGAAGGCATACCAGTCTGATCTAGATACTTGCCTGGATATGTACAAATCGCACCAATTTTACATAATAGAAGTGCAGAATAGTTTTCTTCGAGGAAGAACACTTGTCGGTTTGATAACTGAGAAACGTATATACCATCATATCCAGGATAGGTATACATTGGAGTAGACCCACCAGAATCATTGAGAACATAATCTGATCTTAATATAGATTGATTCTCAATGAATCCTTCAGTAACATCTTTGATTGCTCGAGTAAAGGTAGGAAGTACGCCACCAATACTCTCATTAGTAATAGTAAAAGAAGCACCTGTATCAGTAAAAACACCATCTGGACTAATACCAAGAAAGAAGTCAGTGACATAACTTGAACCGAACCTGATTAGTTTAAGATTTCGAATCTGTCCGCCAGCTAGAACTTTCGTAATAACTGCAACAGCACCAGAGCCAGTAATACCATCAAGTTTAATTACCTGTCCAACTCTAAAGTTATTTCCTGGCTCAACAATCTCAACTTCTGATAGAGAAGGGATAATCGTCGAATGAAAATTAGTTCCATTTAACTCATCGCCGATTGCTACGTCGATGAATAATTCTGTCGTAAAGAATACTTCAAAAATAGTGGACAAATCAAACTCTGACAATTTAACTGTTAAGTCGACTACATTGGTTACTTGGACAGTTTGCTCTTTTCCTTCACCATTCTTAAATGTTAAATAGTTACCGACGAAGTAAGTGGCAGGAATAGAATTCTCTGTCATCACAATCTTTACTGACTGTTCTTGATACCATTTAGCAGTTGATGGTTTGAAGATTAGTTCAGATGGGTAGTCAATCTGAATTTCCTGTGCTGCCTGTGCACGGAAAATGAATCTAATTGATTCTTCTGTTCCCTTAGCAGCATAGAACTGTCTGGAGTATCTAATAAAATCTTCAGCGGCAAAGTCCTGCTGGAAATTTGGCTTTGATGCATTGTAAAGATGTTCGTTCATCAAGTAATTGAGATAATCACCTGATGTTTCGTCAATATCTCTAAGATTCTTTATTCTTCCATTCTCAGTCTGAGCCATATAATCATAATAGGCTCTCGTGAAGTCGACCATTTTAGGATAGTCTTCACGAATAAACGAAGGAAACTGTTGTTCTACCAGATGCGCAGGAAGAACGTCATTGATATCACGTTTCCGTATTACAGAAACAGTCGCGACTGCAGAACAGACGGGACGGATTGATGCACGTGCTTGAAACATTTTATTTTAATTATTGTCGACTTGCATGCTGATATTTAACAGCTCTTCTGGCATTTGAATGATATACTTTCTCGTTGGGAATATATCATTCTTCGCAGGAATAACTACGAACTCAAACAAATTGTCATGCAAACCACTGATCGTTAACTCAAACACATCGATAAGACCATCAACATATGATATCTTTCCGACAGTTCTGATTTTAGAAGGAGTTCCATCAACTGTTTCTGAATAAAGATCGATATTACCCATACCATCATCAGTTAAGTAGCAACGATCTTCAAGTCGAGGAATATAAAAACGAGTAGAATAAAACGAGCCACCATTTGGATTTTCAAATACAGGATTGTCAAATGGCACAGTGTATCTGGCGTTCTTATTATACAGAGGATTTATTGTATGTCTGATTTTAACAGTTGTCTCATTACTAGTAATAGAGTCATCAGAATTGTCGATTAAAGATCCGACCTTAGAATATCTAAATGTCGAACCGAATTTACCAAGAGATTCACCGTACTGGACTAGAGTTGCTGCAATAAGACTTTGGATTTCTCCGACGCTTCGACGAGCTGCATTTTTGTTGAAGTTGACTAGAGTAGTCAACTCAACTCTAAGGAACTCTGGATCAACAAATACAGGAGTTACTGACACAACAGACTTAGTATTCTTTAGAAAGTTAACAATACTTTCTTTTTCTGCCACAGTAAACGAATTAGCCCCATATGGTTTAGCGGAGATATAAACTTTTCCATACACCGGAGGATAATTATCTTGACCACCCCAAGTAGCAATCGTCTCGATAGACGGATAGTTCGTGTAAAGGATATTCTTATAATCCTCAGCAGTCACAGCTCTGTTCTGTGAGGCATATGCTCTTGGTGCATTGAATCGAACTGAATCGATGTCTTCCTCATCAGCACCACCATACGCAGCAGAAACCAACTCCACAACAGTAGAAGTCATAGAGGCAAGATTCAATCCACTTGAGTATACGAAGTTATTTGCTCCATTTGCCACAGCACCTGAACTAACCAAGTAACTCATATGGACCACATTACCAGGATATACTGCTTTACCGATAATATCATTACCGAAGAAGATCTCATAATAAAGATCTTCTCTTTGTTTAATGAAGTAAACAGGACTGCCACCCTGAACAGTAAGAGTGTCAAAGGCGAAGCCAAATCCAGTGTATATCGATGATGATGCATTATCTTGGACACTAACAATTAGTGACGAGAGATCAGCTAATCGGTTTGGAATAGCGAAATCAAAGCCAGTATCAGTGGCAAGATATTGCTTGGTTAATCTATAGCCCTCAACAAGAGTAACATCGAAAAATCTATAAATTCCATTGATGTTGTCTGGGCTAAATCCCTGTGAACTAACATCACTGTCTACGACGAAATCATATTCTACCTCACCGACCTTACCTCGAAAGATAGTTCCTTTGGGGATAACCAAAGTCTGGAAAAATGTACTCGTAGTAATGGTTACATTGATCTTTGCCTTAGCACTAGTAATGGACTTGGCATTATAACCAAGAGTTTTGGCCAAAGAAACAACACTAGAATACTTGTTCGCACTATCCAAGAACATCTCATTAACTGCGAGGTTCGTGTACAATGAGTTATAATGCGTGTTATACGCAAGAACATCCATTAGAATATTAAGAGCAGAACCATCAAAGTCATAGTCAGTAAATTGAGACTGACCACGAAGGAATGTCTTTATATTATTTTTGATCTCATCGAAATCAAGAGAATCAGTTCGAATGTTTTTGCTTGTCATCGTGTTCTCGTTAGAGTTAGCCCGACCTCGATTGGTCTTTCTGTGTTCTTAATCTTGAAAATAATCGTAATGTAAACTCGATTATTATCTGGCGAATCATCTACTATCACATCTAAAACATCAACTCTTGGTTCAAAATTGTTTATCGTATCGACGATACTTTGTTTAAGAATAATCTTAAAGTTTGGTCCCATGTTTTCGAACATGAGAGAATTAACTGGTGAGCCAATGTTACTGTGGAATGGTCTCTCATAATAATTTGTCATTATTAGTGAGCGAACAGCAAACTTAATTGCCTGGTCGTCTATTCTTACTGCCAAATCCCCTGTGACTGGATTCGGCGTAAAACTAGCATCGATGTCAACGAATGTTCTTGTGGCCATGTATTATTTAGTTACCCGCTGAATACGTCTGAAGAACCCTGTGCTATTGCTGAGCCACAGGCAACATCATCACCAATTCGTCCGAGAGCCTTATTATTCACGAACACAGTAGAACTACCAGAATTCAGCTTTGAAGTGTGAGTATTTTTCTTACATGTATGCTCTTCCCAGGTATCATCAACTCTATGTGCGCCAATACTATTTACAAATACATCTGATGATGCTGAGTCATTTGCTCTTGGTGGGAAACAACCATGCCCCGAACATTTATCACCAAGTCGTGCTACTGCTGGCATATTATTCTTTCAGGATGTAGCTGCCGCTGGGCTGGAGAGTCTTGTTGATTGCAGCATCAATTGTCAATGCCTGCATAATGTTATTATTTATATTGAATGCAATATGGATCCAGGTAGTTGTACCCTTATACTCAAGAATAAGTTGACGGAATGCAGGCAACATCTTCTGAATCTCAATGATAGCATCATAATGTTGCTTTCTAGAGAATCCCTTCAGCTGGAAGTCAATAGCCATTCCCTTCAAGTGATCCGACGTCTTTGATCCACCGATTCGTGTATTATGCGCCTCTGATCTCCAGGCACTAGTGATAATTAAATTCGGATACTTTGCTTTGATTGGTTCAATACAATTAGAGACCAACAGACGAAGGTTACAGACAATATCAGCTGCTGGTATACCATAGTTTACTCCACTTGGAATACCACTCTCACCAGTGCAGATCTGACCAAGTGTGTATTGCTCAGTCAGTTTGAAGCCACTGGTAAACACAGTTGCATTCTTGATATCATCGCCGCAAGTAGTAAATGATGGAACTGCTGTTTTCACTGGTACAACTTTCTCTTCAGTAGTCGGAGTGGTAGTTGGAAGTGTTTCTTCTGGGTCAACTTTACCAGTGCTTACATTCTGTTGTACGAATGCCTCAGAATTACCTTCCTGTGGGGTTTCATAATTCGCATCAATCTCAGTAGTTCTACTTGTTGTAGTCAGAACGCCAAAGGTAGGAGCACCTGCAGCACCTTCTGATGGAAGTGCCACACCACTCGCCTTGCCGCTATTCAGATATATCTTCGATGCGTCAACTAAGAACTGCCCACCAACATTAATCTTATAGTCACCAGAAACAGCATGAGTCATGTTTCCGGTTACGTTTACTGATGCATTACCAAGTACTTGAACAACGGAGTCATTCTCAATACGCACATTAGAGTTGCCCTGGATGGTTACGTTACATGCGCCCTTAACTAGAAGATTCCCATTGCGTTCTAAGATCTCATAATCATCACCAACAATACGAGTAACACGAGTTCCATTAGAATCAATCTCGTAGAATGTTCCGGACTTATGAAAAGAGTGACGACGCTCGCTTCCTTTGGTGTCATCCCATTCTTCAATGTGACCACTCTCTGTGGCGAACACGTGATTAAATGGATAATTTGCATTATAAGGAATAGGAGGTTGGCTCCAAGTAGATCCATCTGCCTTCTTTACACTCTTAACACGACCAGCTTCCTTTGAGAATACTATTGTCTTATCAATAGATTCATTTCTCGCGAGGCGATGGGTATCTGGTTCATTAATCCATTTTGGGTATGCTTTATTTGGATCTCTGAAGCCACTCTCATCAGTTGGATTAAGATTCTGTGTTACTGTCGTCGCGGATGCTTTACGAATAACTACTGGATTCTGTGTAATATCGGCAGCTGTTTTTGTTTCTACTGGTGTGGCTGGCATTGGAGTTATGTTGCCATCAATAGTAGGAATACCATCTTTTAAGAAAAGAGTCTTCTCTTTGTTTCTTCTTGAAGTTAGAGTACCATTATTATTTTTAGTCAGTGGAATAAACGCAGCTGCTGCCGCATAATCTCCTGCATTTAAACTAGTGGCTATTTGGCTATTAGCGAAACCACCAGATCCCATATTGTATACCATACTAACGATAGAGTCGAACATACTCTGCGTAAGAGGGACTTTCACATTCTTCTTTACTGATGGGATAAACTCTTTCTCAAGTTTATACATCAGGAGTTTATCAGCATCCTCTTTACTGATAATTGTATTCTCATTAACTTTTGAACCATCAAGAAGATAAGTCGACCCCCAACCGATTGTCCAGATATTCGAAGTATCTTTATATGGAAAGATAGTAGTTTTAGCAGGAGTAGAATCACTTCCAATTCTTCTAGCTGCCTTTTCCAGAGAAGCCAGACCTTCATGACTCTTCAACTCAGATAGACCATATTCTGACAGAGTAAGAGAGCTAACTTTCTTTACTTCTCCTGCAGAAGTGCCTGCTGTCGTGGAAACTGTTTCACCAGTCAATATCGGAGCACCACTGCTATCTGTGACCGCAGTTCCATCAGTGGACTTTACTGTATTACTTTGTTCAGAGTAAGTTGAGTTTACTCCGACGTCCTGCTGGGGAATTCCACCAAGTGTCCCCATAATAACTGGCTGTTGATTATCCTCATCGGTGAAGATAACAACAACCCAAGAACCTTCTACTGGACCAACTGGTGAGAATCCGATCCCACTCATCGCAGCAGAGGTAACTGGCTGCATTACGATAGCCCATGGCAGATCAGCTGTTGGTAGTTGTTGTTTGTTCTCCGAGTGTAATCCGAACACTCTGACTTTACAGCGACCCAATTTTAATGGGTCAGTGGTTCTGTCTTCAACTACGCCAGTATAAAATTGTGTCATTCTGATTCTGTGCTATCTTTAATGAGTTCGAGACTGCAGATGTGTTTTTCAGGAGAGAACTTATGTGCCACCGCAGAAATTATATAGTTTCCACTGAGAAGTTTATCTCTGAACTCAGCCTCACTATCGCCCTGAGAGAAAGAGCGAATTTTGTTAATATCTATTTGAACTTTCTTTCCAACTGTATAGTCTGTTCTTCCGAGAACTTCAATCTCAATCTTCGAAGATTGGAATTGCCTAATCTGAGAGATTCTTTTTTGATAGTATTCGAAGTTACTTGAATCACCAGAACCCATCGTGTTATACTGACGAGTTCCACTCATAACAGTAAACTCTGAATTAGTAACGACATTATCAGTATACAGTCTATTCTTATTAAGTAATTGTTTATTATCTGTTGATAGTTCGAAGTTCTTAATCTTAAATCTTTTGAGCACTGCATCAGAGATATACAACTTGGATTTTATAATACCAGCATCCAAGTCTGCAATGTAGTCAAACATAGTATCAACATTCAGGTTAATTATAGTCTGATAGTCACGGTCAATATTTTTCTCTCCCGCGCCGAGTGTGTCATAGTTACTAAATTTCTGTAATGGAGGTACTTGTTTGTTCGACAAATCATTTAGGCATTTGAAGTTGAAACCATCTCTGTTCTCATAGAAAACATAATTGTCACCATTAGATGATCTAGAATGCTCAGAAAGGAATGTGATGTTCTGTGTCGGAGTCCAGAAGTTCGAAACGTATTTTGTGCTGTTCGTGGAAGGAGTCATGTAAACTGGCTTCCTAGAACGAAACTCATCCCTAACAATTCTATTTACTAACTCAGAAGGAGAACCACTGTAACTCTTGGATATCCTCTTTTGATTGGGGATCGCTTCCTCAGAGATAAAGTGCAGAGAGTACTGTTGTGCTCTATCACCAGTTAATGTTCTGTCCGAGTGTTTGTATATGTGAAACGTCGCATAGATATAATTCTCTTTAGCGATACTCGGAGTATATATGTTTAGACGAACTTTATTAAGTCCTGCTCTCCCGATTAAACCAGGAAGATCAAATGTATCTTTTACGAAGATAGTTCCGGATATAAACGGAGAGAACAAATCTTCATAAAGAACAATACCACCAATTTGGTTGATTATATCCGTCTCAGTATTATCAGTAGTAATAATAGTTACTTCACTTATGAAATACTCGCCAGCGAATCTTAGGTTGTAGTTGACAGTCATTCTTCAAACTTCTCAAATGACGCAGTCAATTCAGATACGATATTTGCAATAACATTTTTATTTACAATCTTGATTCTTCTTTTGCTTTCATTAACTCTGGTCTCATATTCAAGATTGGTTATCACCCGTACAAGATCCGTAGCTGGGCCATCAACGATATTTCCTCTCTCATCTTCAAAGTGAGGGGAGTCAAATATAATATGCTGAGCATTCTCATTTCCCTGACCATATTTGTTTTCGATGTACTTACTAAGAGCATCGCCGCTCAATGGAAAATCATTCCACAGATCATAACGATCATTGGTGAGCATAATGACCCAATGAAGGTTGGCATTACCATATACTCTCTCAGCAATAATTTCTGGAGTGTCTCCATCAGGAATATCATACTCATCATACAAGGTGATATTACTGAGGATCTGTTTTCTAAGTCTTACGTTAGCAACAATGTCCTTGACGCGAACAAGTTTGATCTTTCCACCCAATTCGAATGGATATAAGATATCTGGGAAGTTTGCGAAATAGGTCATTTGCCAGGATCTCCAAAACGACCATCATCTGAGGTTTCTTTGGATGGCAGGAATAGTTCTTTGAATGTCAATGTCATGTTTATCTGAGAAGGCATTCCATTCTCGAATGTCACGAACTGACCAGTCGGTGTGTAATTTATAACGCAGTTAGTTAGAACTGCAGTGAAGTGCTGCTCTAGAAATTTACTTTCTGTATCACCCTTAAAATACTTTATTTCAAATTCAGAAGGGTAGATATAGATAAACTGATTCTCATCTGCGAACTCAGGAAGCATATGGTGTCGAAACATTCTAATAATCTGCAGAACATTTTCTGCCTCAATTTTATTCTTCGGAGCGAATTGATATGAGAAGTTCATAGTTCTAAAATCAACACCCTGAAACAACTGCTCTTTCTTTGTGTTCGCTGCTGTTCTTGTTGCTTTTTGCACAGTCTGATTTTTTGCTGCATTCTGACGAACTCCAGATATTACTGCATCAACACCAGCGCCAAGAATATTCTTACCACCTAAAATATCAGAACCAAGTTGCGCAGCAATATCACTCTTATCATAAGGATCACTCTCACCCCAAGCAACGCCATATGAAGTACTAAGATCATTTGGGATATAAAGACTAATTGCAGAAAGTAGCCTCTTCATTCTCTTTGTACTTTTTAGAAATGAAACGGTATTAAGACCAGTGGCTTCTGTTACGTTCTCAGTTGTTTGCCTAATTGCGCTGGCTTTATACTCATTCTGAGGAATATCTGCTACTGGTTTGGCGAATATTGAGTTCCTGTCTAACTTAGACTCACCCGTGACGTTGATTAAGAAGATTACTCTATTCTGCCCGTATTGTTCTGATGTGTCAAGATCTTCCGGATATTGAAGATCTGATATCTTATATGTTAAGTTATTAAATGTCAGAGATCCAGGGGTTGTTGCCATTGTGGTGGTCTAAATAATGGTTAGTAGTATTATATTTAGCGAATGGCGCGGCACTATATTCAGGGATATTTCAAACCAAAACGACCAGAAAAATACGTAGGTGATATTAACAATATCTTCTATCGGAGCAGTTGGGAGTTGAAGTTTCTGAATTGGTGTGACACGAATCCTTCAGTATTGAAATATAACAACGAAGAATTGGTTATTCCTTATATATCACCAGTAGACAAACGTCCGCATAGATACTTCGTTGATTTTGTTATCATGGTGAAGACTAGAACTGGTGAGATAAAGAAATACGCAGTGGAAATTAAACCTTCGATGCAAACGGAACCACCAAAGCAGACTAGAAATACCAAGAAGTTCCTGACTGAGATGGCAACCTATGCTGTAAATACAGAGAAGTGGAAAAGTGCGGATGCATATTGCAAGAAACACAATATGGAATTCATCGTACTAACTGAGAAACAATTGTTCTAAGGAAATATGCCAAAAGATAGAAAGACCTCGCTTGAGTTGTATCATGTTGATCCAGCTCAAATCGTGAACTCAAAGAGATGGTTTGACGACCAAGTAAAGATGTTGTCGACCAAGAAAATCACACCCAATAGAATCATGATTGGTGATGGTGGTATCAACTTGACTTCTCGCCTCGTACCTGGTCGCCCGATCTTCTTTTACTATGATCCAAAGTTCAAAGAAACTCTGCCCTACTATGACCAGTTCCCTCTCGTTATTCCATACGCAAAGACAGAGAATGGATTCATTGGTTTGAATCTTCATTACCTTGACTATCGTCCTCGTATGATGTTGTTCAAAGAGCTGACCTCCATCTATGAGAAGGGTGGGACAGATACTGCGAAGATCAAGTATTCGTGGGATCTAATCAAGGGAGTGTCTAAACTAAAGGCAGCGGCACCTTGTATCAAACAATATCTTCTTCCGCATGTAAAGTCCCCATTCTGCGAGATTCCTCATGAGTCCTGGTATACGGCGATGCTAATGCCAGTACAGAGATTCGTCGGTGCATCTAAAGAGCAAGTCTGGAAAGAATCATCTAAGAAAGCACACTGGTAATCATGGCAACATCATCTCTTAATGATTTTATTTCCAAGGTAAAAACCGAAGGATTACTCACAGGAACACATTACTACGTCATCTTCGGAGACCAATTCGGAAAAGAAGTTAGTCTAATGTGCGATGGAGTCAATCTCCCTGGATTGAATAACGCCACAACAGACATTAGGTTATTCGGCGAGAACAGAGAAGTTCCTTATATTCCGATGTATGCAAATTTAGATCTGTCATTCATCTCTGATCGAGAGATGAAAGTCAAGCAGTACTTCGAACAATGGTCAAATGCAGTGGTAAACAAGACAACGAGAGCTGTCGGTTACTACTCAGATTACACAAAACAAATAGACATTATCGTTACTGATAAAGAAGGCAAAGCAGTTTATTGCGCCAGAGTGTATGAGGCATACCCAAAGAACATTCAAGATATTCGGTTTGGTTTCGACAATAAAGATATCATCAGAGTAAACGTAAGTCTGGCATTCAAATACTGGACACAGATACCAGTTGATGGTGATGGAAATGAGATCAATGGGGCAAAACTTAATTTGTTCTCCATCAATCCAAACACGCGTTCATCAACCAATAATCCAGAAACAGTTGCGAAAGAAGGTCAATCTCAGTTTCTGGGAGGATCGGGATCATCAGGATTCTCGATCCGTGGGCCAGCACCTTTCTCATCGAACTTCCCACAGGGTGCGACAGCCCTCGGAAAAGATTTCGGAGCAGAGACTTCAAGAATGTGTTCTGGTTCATACGCTCTGTTATCTACCACTCCTGGTGGGAATTCTAATACATCAGCATTCGGTAATAGTATCCTCTCACTTGGAAAGAGTTCCGCTGATTTTGGTTCTGCGCTGAGTGGACTTGGTGCAGGAATCAGTGCTATCACTGCACCAGTAGCTGCTCTTGGTAATGCTACTTCTGCTATTTCCGGTGTTCTTGGTAGCGTAAATGCCGCAGCAAGTGGACTTGGGCTTGGTTCTCCATTCTCCTCTGTACAATCCAGGCTATCAGATCTTGGAGGACAACTTGCTCTTGTTTCAAACGTCGCTGGTATTCCTGGATATCTAGGTTCGATTGGTGCGAGCTTGTCAGGTATTGGGACGGCATTTTCTGGCCTAACGAGTTCAATGGGAGGTATTCCAGGTGCATCTCAACAGATTACTGACTCTATTGGTAAACTTGGTAGTGTTTACCAAGCAAGAGGAGGTGATGTATCCGCATCTGCCTCGCAACTTCAATCTGATGTAGCACAAGGAAAATACCAATGACGCATGAAAATTGGCTTCAAACTAAATGGCGACCAATCACTGCTATGGTGTACTTGGTCATTTGTTTATTTGACTTTGTTGCTTCCCCTATTTTCTGGACGCTCGTTCAGGCATATTATGATGGAGTGGTTACTACTCAATGGCAACCATTAACACTGGCTGGATCTGGTCTATTCCATATCTCATTTGGTGCTATTCTTGGTGTGTCGGCATTTACTCGCGGTCAAGAGAAAATCGCGAAGGTAAATACTGGGTATGATAAGAACAATGAGTAAAAAGATCTCAGAAGTATTTGATGTAGAGCCAGTTCCAACGGAACGGGTTTTGCTTCCCACAATCGCAGAAGATGACAAAGATTCGAATGTAACATCGGATGCAGAACTGGCAAGAACAAACATCAAAGGACTTCTGAATCTTGGTAATAGAGCCATCGAGAGTGCTCTTGAGATTGCTATCCAAAGTGAAACACCTAGATCATATGAAGTATTGGCAACAATGCTAAAGACAGTATCTGATATGAATTCTCAGTTACTCGATGTACATGAGAAGAGAAGAAAGATTCTTGAGAAGTCACCTGAGAAAAATCAACAAACTGCTAATGTAACTAATAATGTGGCCTTTATTGGTACCACCTCTGAAATGAATGCAATAATTATGGAGAAGATGAAAAAACATGAGATTATCTGAAGTTAACCCAACCCCACTATACCCAATCGTTATCCCATCAACGAAGAAGAAAGCGAAGTTTCGCCCATTCCGAGTTAAAGAAGAACGATCATTGTTAGCTGCCCAAGAGTCTGAAGACCTTGGTGTTATGCTAACCACTCTAAAGCAAGTAGTTGAGAACTGCATCGAGCCATCTGGACTTGTCGAGAATATGACAAGTTTCGACCTTGAGTATCTGTTTACCTTTATTCGGTCAAAGTCCGTAGGTGAGTTCAGCGAACTGGTTTTCCGCTGTGATACCTGTGAAGATCCAGAGGCCAAAGCAAAGGTACAGATTGACCTGAGAAAAATTGAAGTGTTTACTCCTGAAGAACACAACAATAAGGTCAAACTATCAGACACAATTACTGTTCTGATGAAGTACCCAACAATGGATGAACTGATTGAGATTCAGAATTCCACTGAACAAGATGCCAAGCAGAAAGCAGTTTTAGCAGCGATGGAAACAATTTACGTCGAAGATGATGTATACCATGTTGCCGAAGAAACTGAATATGAACTAAAGGCATTTATGGATAGTCTGACGAGCAAACAGAACAAGATGCTCGAGGATTTCTTCGAGACAATGCCTCTGGTTAGAATCGCAGTAAAATATACCTGCCCAATTTGTAAAGTAGAACATAACAAACACGTAAAGGGTCTGAACAATTTTTTTTAATAAATCTCTCCCACGAGACGCTATTCAATCATTATGATACAAACTTTCAGTTAGTGCAAATACACAAATACTCACTGAGTGAAATTGACAATATGCTTCCTTATGAGCGAGAGATTTATATTCAGATGCTTAATAATCTAATAGAAAAACAGAAGTCTCAGAAACAAGGGTAACAAATGGCTACGACGAAACCTAAGATGAAACTTAGCGAAAGAGTTCAGAATCGTGATGAGCGAGGAAGATTCGCACCTGGATTTCAAGAACCAGTCGATCAGCCAGAAGTTACTCAAGCAGTTAGTCAACCTACATCATCGACATCGGCAGCGAAGGTAGTAGTAGAAAGAGATACCAATCTACGCACCAATAAGTTGATGGAGGCAGCGAATGATATCCAGGAAGATACTCTTGATGTAGATAAGAAACTTCTCAAGGCAGTTTCTGATTTGACCAAGACAATGCAGTTTGGCTACAAAAGGGAACAGGAAGAAAAGAAGAAGGGTCTTGCTGGTTTTGTCCAGGGAAAGATCGCCAATGTAAAGAAGGCTTTTACTCTAGAGGGTGCTGCTGGACTGGCAGGTATCGGTAGAGATGATGGTTCACTAAAGGGTGCTGTTCTCGGTTCTGTACTCCAGAGAAAAGAAGAAAAGGCAAAGAAGGCTGAGTTTATTGCTAACTTCGGTGAGTATACTGACAAAGGAAGAGAGCTACGAGGAAGCGGTGATGCAGCTGGGATGAAGAAAGTTACAGCAGAAGGCGAAGTTAGATATCAGATAATGACGAAGGCTGATAAAGACATCTCTGAGTTAGAAGAGAAACAGAAAAAGGCAAAGAGTTTCGGTGGCGATCTATCCGAGAGTGATACTAAGGCATTAGCCGAAGCCCAATACCTAAAGAAAGAAGCAACGGCAGGCTTCTCTGCGGAAAAGAAACCAAAGAGTGAAAAGAAAGACGAACTTATGGCTGGGGTTGCTGCTGGTGTTACGGCAGAGATCTCCGTTCTTTCTCCTGCAGAAAAGAAAACATTAAACAAGGCAGATCCAGAATACTTAAAGGGTGTATTCGAGGGAGCACTTGGTAGTCTGACTGAAGTTAATGAGAAACAACTTGATCAGTTGGTAGCTCTCGTCAAAGCAAGCACTATTTCTGAAGAAGATAAGTTAGAGTCTGCCAACAAAGGCAATATGCTTACTTCTATCCAAGACCCGAAAGAAGAAAAGAAGAAAGAGGAAGAGGGTGGTGGGTGGATTAAGACCATCATGGATATGGTTGGCAATTTCGGAGGATTTCTTAAGGCAATTCCAGCGATGTTAATTGGAGCATTAAAAGGAATTATCGGTGGTTTACTTGGTCCTCTAATGAAATTAGTGTCTCCACTCGCTAATGTTGGTCCTAAAATAGTCGGTGGTGTGAAGAACGCATTGCCAACAATCGCCGATGCAGGAAAAGATACAGTAACCAAGAAACCAAGTGTTGCAACTAAGGCACTCGGTGGTCTTGGAAAAGTAGGCAATTTGGCTAAGGGTGTTCTTGGTAAACTTGGACCAGTAGCAATGGCAGGTATGGCTGCATATGATGCTGTCTCTGGCTATAATGAAGCAGGAGCCAATCTCGGTATCGAAGGTCGTGAGGCAACTACTGGTGAGAAAATGTCATCAGCTGCTGGAAGCGCACTTTCTGGACTTACATTTGGTCTAGTCGGCAAAGATACTGCATCAAAGGGAATCAAATCATTGTTTGGTGCTGGCCCAGATGCTATGAAAACAGCGACACCGAACAGAGTTGCTCAGTCTGGCGCATTAGCAGCGAGTACTCAAGATCTGCAGACGATGAGTGATAAGAAAGAAGCACCTGCACCGACAGTTGTTAACAGTGCACCGACAACTATCATCAATCAGGGTGGCGGCAAGGCACAGGCACCGAGAACTCCAGTTAGAAATCCAGAAGTCTCATACAATAACAGACTGACTCGCTATTTTGTTGGATGAAGAAAAGGCTCCCGAAGGAGCCTTTCTTTTGGATAGTTTACTTTAGTTAGCGATGCTCTTAAAGTAATCCTCTACTGATTGGTCATCATCTTCTTCCCAAGCTGGCTTGGTAGTTGACTTTGCCTCAGTAACCTTACCAACAGGTTTCTGTGCCACTGGAGCTGGCTCTTCGCGCATGCGCTCAGCAACTGCTTCGGCTTTCGCACTAGAAGCAACACTGCCGCTCATAACGCTCTCGAACTTGCGCTTCAGTTCATCGTAGCTCTTGAAGTTCTTCGGATCAACGAACTCCTTCAGACTCTTCATCTGATTGACAACTGCTACGATTTCCTCATCTGACTCAGCGATAGGCTTTGGCTCGCTGAAGATAGAGGTATCATAGTTTGGATAGCCATCAACCTGACGCATACGCAGTTTGAACTCAGCACCCTCGAATGCATCGAACACATTCACTGGCTTCTCATCCTCGAACGTCGGCTTGGCCTTGTCCATGATCTTCTCAAAGATCTTCTTGCCAAACTTGAAGCGCATTACCTTGCCTTCATTATCTGGATTCTTTGGATCACTGATAACTAGAACATTGGTAATATAATTCGTCTTGCGCTTTTGCTTGCGAGCAAGATCCTTGTCCTTCTCACTACCCGTTGCCCAGAGAGCACGATTGGCCTCAGAGATAGGATCGGCTTCATTGATAGTCGTCCGACTGTTCTCAATGAACCAGCGACCCGATGGACCTTGGAAGGCATGGTTATAGACAGTCACCCATGGAAGTTCATCATCTGGGTGCTTTGGCAAGAAACGAATAACAGCCGAGGCATTGCCAGCCTTGTCTTTCTCCAGTTTGAAGAAGTCGCCATCATCGGACTTACCCTCAGTCGTCTTTGTGAGTGCTTTAGAAATAGCACCGAAATCAGTTGACCGAGCCTTACGTAGATCTGCAATACTAATAGACATAGTGTCCTCTTTCCTTTTGAAGGGGATTTACCCCTGTGGTTAATGGAGATTTACTCCAGATTCTCTTCTTGATTGTCATCGTCTTCATACTCATCGTATTCATCTTCTGACCTGCTATTTAGTTCCATTCTTTCGCGAGTGTTTCGAAACCTAAGCTGTTCGGCTTTCTTCGCTTTCCTATCGAAGGCAGATTCATATTTTTGAAACTTACTACGCGAATTGTTGTTCATGTTGGAGAACTTCATTTACTTTTGACTCATTAAATTTAACGAAAGCATTTAACTTTTCAATTTTACCTGCTAATCCCTTATATGCAAAATTATTTTTCCAGGAGGAGGAATAATTCAGAAACTTATTTAAGGCAACTGCAGTTTCGATATTAACATGACCACCAGCAACCAACTGTTGTAGTTTGCAGGGATCGCCAGATAAGGCAGAAGTAATATCACCGATCTGCCCAATATCATCAAGAATCAGCTGAGTCATCATTTCTTTATTCTTCTTCCAAAGAAAGAATGCTTCATCAGCTGACGTTGAATCAAATACATCTGCATCATATGCGAAGCAGGAAATAAAGAACTGTACTGCCTCTTGTGGGTCAGACAGTTGCTTAGATAAGAAATGGAACTTCCTACTTCCTGGCTTCTCATAGAATGCCGACTCTGAACAATGTTTCATTTTACCACGATGTTCAATAATGTCATACTTCTCATTAGTGAAGTGTAACCTGACAGCCTGATATAGTTTGTATACTTGAAAAGCATCCATCATTCAAATTCTAAAGTAGCAGTACTCCGTGGTAACAGGCCATCCTCTTGCATCTCGATCATCAACTTCTCACGAAGTGGCTTTGAGATCAATTTAGAGATTTCCTCCGGATCCAGATCCTTATCCTCGCAGTAGGCAAGAATGATACTCGTGCAACTACGACCCTCGCGAATCGAGGTTAGTTCGACGAATTGACTGAACTCCGAAGAGTTGCGGAATAGAAAATTACCAGTGCTGTCTAGATCAACATTCGAAAGCATATCCTGGTCGAAGATTGAGAAGTTATTTGCTGTATGCATCAATTACTCGAAGTAGACGATTAATGCCGGAGTATTCATTGCTCTTGTCAGTATAGAATCGGTTGTAAACGTCATCACGCTTCTCATCCAACTTAGATCCATACTTGTCAATGAACTTGCTCATAAAGAAGTCAAGTTTCGATCGCTCTTGGATGAGATCGGCTCGGATAATATCAACCTGTGCCATGTTGCGTTCTTTGCAATAATTAAGAATATCTTGTTCAAGTCGATTTGTGTTCATATTAAGCAGAGATCCATTCAATGTTATCAATAAATTCCAACCACTCATTGCCATCTTGTTCACGGATACGGAACTTCTGGCCAGGAGTTAACCATTCAATTACCAAGTCGTACATACCTCCAGTGTAGATATACCCACCATACTTCTTCTCGAAGTATGCTTCGTCATAATAGCCTGGCTTTCCAGCCAAAACCCACTGAACGATTTCTGGGTCAAACAGAGCCTGTAGGCCAACTGATTCATTGTGAGCCCAAGAAGACCAGCCAGCTCCATACCCAGGTGAGTAAAGAACCGCGACCTTACCTTCTTCATTGTAAACTTTATCCATTGTATATTATACCTGATAATTCATTAGAAGTAAAGACTATTCACCGCGAAATTCCAGTTCTTTCTTGAATGAATCCCTGTATGATGGGTTCATATTCGAAACATTCTTCAGACAACCAAGGATATGTTCCGAGGTCATATCGGCTAGCGTAACGTAATGGAAGGCATCTTTACCTTCCTTACCATAAGTTCCCCAGGACATTGCCTCACGGATAACTGAGTGCTCATCATCTGAGTAAACAGACATTTCCGTAGCAGGTGGTGCATCAGGCGAATAAGATCGCTTCAGATAATCCTTACCACCATCAACTGAGTAGGTATGACCATTGGCATCTTTGTGTGATGCATAGTCATGACGATTCTTGCTTTCAATGATCGTACCATCTGGGGTACGAATCCGATTACAAATAATATTAGCCATTATTCAAATTTCCACCTGGAAGCACACCAGCCTGTCGGCGATTGTTAACGAGATTACCTGCGAACCAACCAGAGTAGAATGCTCGACTCTGCTCGCTATTATCTGGATAGCGATTCTTATACGGAAGACCATCAAGACCTTCCATATATCCCTGTTGGTACTCTTTAGTTTGTGTTGACATTTTTAATTATCCATCCATTTAGCATCTTCGCGGTCGCGTTCTTCTTGAAGCCACTTGGCTTGCTTGATAAAGACCGGATTTACTTCCTCGATAACCCACCCCTGTTCGCGAAGACTCTCGCGACCAGCGAATGTTTCCTTCTGACGATCAATGCTAGCATGGATCTCGTCAATACGTTCCTGGAGCCAGACGACATCCTGAACCTGTTCGGCTGAATAGCCACGTGGACGGAATCCATAATAATCCTTATGGAAGTCGCTCCAGATACCGAGGAGTTCGTCAGCTTTGGTCATTGGTTCGCAATACATTTTCTTTCCTTTTCGTTTCGATAAGTTATTATACCTCGAAACTGAATAAAAGTAAACTAGACTGGGAGTCGGTACTTAGTTAGGATATGTGAGACGTATTCCTCGGAGATCTGCGGACAGGATGCTTCCTGTGCAGCGAGGATCAGTTCTACTTTTAGTTGATCAACCAGGAGTCGGTCTTCTGGTTCGGAGAAATTGTTCTTGAAGATCTCGATCTCTTCCTCAGTATCCATGGTGTACAGGACAGTGAGGATCTGGTATTCCTTGGGAGTGACCCCACATACCTTGAGTGGCTTTTGATTATCCCACATCATGTCAGCTCATTCAGGCAAAGTTGAAGGTAGTCAGCACGGGCGAAGTCGCCAGCTGCCTTGGCTTGGTTAAGAGCAATAATAAGATCCATGCAGTATTCACGACGGGACATTTCATTTCTCCTTCAAACTTCAATAAGTTATTATACCGCGAAACTGAATAAAAGTAAACTCATTTCGGAGGGTTATTTAGTCTCCTAAATTCAGCCATATAAAGTTCTTGGTTCTTCAGAGAGTGATAGTGTAATGGGATCATACTTAGGAAAAGACTCGCTGTCAGAATGTTAAGAAGTTTGTGATCAGCGGGAGTTAGTCTCAGATCGTCGAGCAACTTCGAGAATGCTTTCTTCACACCTTCTGTTCCACTGTCATAAATCTTGTTGTCAGAATACAACTGCGAGTCAATCCAATCATACTTACCATTGACCGAATGATTCAGTTTGGCCAGATCATAGAACCAGTGTCCATGAAATTCACCACGAGGATCAACTAGCTTGAGATCTTTGTAGGTAAAGCAATAGAACATATTCGCAAAGTGCAGATCACCATGATAGTAAGTCTGTTCACCGAAGAATCTGGATTCTTCAATTGCCTTAGCGAACTCACGATTGAACTCAACTTCTTCTGGAGCGCGATCCTTAGTTTTCTTGATGATCATCCTCCAGAATGCCGAGCCATCGCGTTTGATTCTCTTACATGAGTCAATGAAAGTAAACACCTCATTGAATACCTCATTCCAGGTATCCTCAGATCGATCAAGGTAAAGGTAAAGATCACGCAGATTCGTGCTCTTGATCTTCTCCATACGGAAATTTGCCTTGATGTTGTTTATACTATAGACATTCGGAACATACTTCTCCATACCATAAGGAGGATTATTGAGCCAGGTGGCCTCAGCGAGAATCTTATCTGGTTGAGTAATAGAATACTTTTCTACTGAGTGACCAAGATCAGTTACGACATTGAAACTGCGAGCCTTCGCGATACCTCTGTTCTGGATATATTCTTCAATAGTACCGAAGTCAATTAGATCAGTTGACCCAATGGTATTGACTGATAGAGGATATGAAAGCATATACTCATTCATCAATTCCGATATCTGGAACTCACCTGTGCCTTTACTCTCTACCATTGATCCAGCATATAAGAGACACTTAGCATCAGAAAATGAATAAAGACCAGCAACAGCAAGATTAGTATCTACTTGTCCAGTTGGTTTGTCGATGAAGTTGATAATCTCATTATCCTCATCTGCATTGACCATACACCAACGTGATGGATCACTAACTGGAAACGCAGCAATGCTATCATCCATCATATTCAGAACAGATGAGTTAGTTGCTACGAAATCACTCAGATGAACGAAGACGCTATCATTATTAGTGACATCATGTGGAATACCAGAGAGAATAGATTTTGCTGGCCCTTGACGACCATTGTCACACATAACAAATTCAACATCGAGGTTATAAAGAGCCAGTGCCTCAGCAATCTGCTCTTTGTGCTCAATCTTAGAATAAACAATCCGAATCAGGTCTGGATTAACTTCTCGGTTGATCTGTGTTACGATATGCACGATAATAGGTTTGCCCTTGTATGGGAGAACTGTTTTCGCATACTGTTTTCCGATTTCTTTGAACCGAGTAGCAGAACCTGCTGCGGGAATAATAGCAATCTTCATAGTTCAGTCACATTCACTGCTTTATCGTCAATATAATAATCAGCATATGGTTTTCCAAAAATAAGTTCATCATACTGAACATTATTATCCCGTAACCAAGTGCGCGTAATATCACCAACATCAGCCTCAATCTTCGCTAGGTCTCCCTTATGAGTCAACATTCGGCGTGCCGTAAAGATGATTATACGTGCACCTTGCGATTTCCAAAAATTAAGTTTTTGGATAACTGGCAGATTCGGTCTGGCTAAACCATACTTCTCATATGTCTCATTGACATTATTATGAAAACACAAGGTCTCATCCAGATCGAAACAAATTATTTTGCCAGCTGCACTAATTTCCATCAGAAGAACTCCGAGAGATCACCAGTAGATTGCCCACTCTTAAATGCCTCTTGCCAACTCATCTGGCATTCCCATCGGAACCCATCTTTGTCATCAAGACCAGCAGTCCAACTTGGATCTTCCTTCTTAACGAGTTTGACCAATCCAGGAAACTCAGCCTGAAGAGCCTCGATACACTTCTTCTGGAGTTCGTTGGTTCGGATCGTTGAGTTACCGCCCACCTTACCGTGCGCATGACTGAAAGCATACTTATAGATGATAGTATTTGGTAGACCAGAAGTCAACATCTTCAGAATAGCATAGAAGTCTTCATAAAGTTTAATCTCATTGTTCTTCCGATACATCCCATCAAAAGAGATACCCTTCGTTGCCCAGATGCTCTTATTTACACCATAGCAACTGTATGAACGACCAATCTCTTTGATATCTTCTGGAACTCGATTGTTGCCAGCCTGATCTGAGATACCAACCATTCCATAGTCATTGAGATTCTTCTCAACCATATCGAACATATTCTCGAAATCAGCAACAGTCATATCCTTTAGTTTGAGTTCGTCATTCCGAACTTTGAATACACAACTGTCATCGATGATCATAACCTTGTCGCACTTGCTATATTCAAGAACCTTCTGACGAACATCGGCGATACCATCAGTCTTACCGATATCGACGACATTCGCTGTTGGGTTCTTTTCTTTTAGCAACTCTGCTCGTCCAGAGTGTGTAACCAATGTTACTTTGCTCTGGATCTCAGGAGGCAGATTGTTGAAGCATTTCTGCTTCTCTTCACGCATAAATGTAGGAATAAAGATTTTCATAGATTATCCAAAGAAAGATTCAAGATCATTAGTGCTGCTATTATGTAGTTCGCAGATTGCTGGATCATTTGCCAGAGCCTTCTCTTCACCGAGAGCACCTACCAAGTAATCATACCATTCTTTAGACTGCCACATACCAGCCCACACGCCAGTAAACCGATCCCACCAGAAAGGATGTTCTTTGTTTTCCTTACAACTCAAGATATACTTCTTCCGAGTCTGCTCGTATTCCCAGGTACCAAGTGATCCCAGATCTTCACGAGCATAAGCAACAACAGAGATGCGCTCACTGGTATCGGAACCAAGAACGATCGGGGTGTTTCCGTGAATCGCAGTGTGATTAGCAATCAGCAGCAGATCACCTGGACGAACATTGATGGCGATTCGGAATTCCGGAAGAACCAAATATCCTCCAGTGAAATTGTCATCATTGGATAGAACGATTAGATTCGAGAATCCAGGTGCATAGTCACCAGCATCCAAGTGAGCAGCAGTACGGAATGTCTTATTGATAGTCAGAGTCGTGAACACAGTATCTGCGATACGGAAATGTTCATCAAGTGACTCAACGAAATCTTTCTGCGCAGTGTGACGTTGCGGCAGAAGATCGGCGAATGCCCTATCCAGAGTCTGTAGGAATGGAATACCCCTATCAAACAGTTCTGGATTGTGGTCATTGTATGATGCCAGACGACCGAAAGGAGCACGAGGTACTCGACCAAAGGCACCAGCAATTCCACTAAGAACCTCATTGGCATAAGTCGTCGATGAGATATTATCCTCGAGGATTTTCTTTGATGCTATCTTCTGCTGGTCAGGTGGAAGTTTCTTTGTTGCCTCCAACCAATCTGAGAATACAATCGGATTACTTGCCAACCAAACTGTGTTGATTAGGCCAGGACCACTCATTGATTCTTTCCTGGAAAGGAGTTCCTCCAGAGGATCCTCACCAGTGATAGTGGTATAAGGTTTGGCGAAATACTTAATTACTGCTTCTTCATACTCAGTAATCCATTCACGGTTACCATTCTTTCCAGTTCGAATAGTTCCAGCAGCTGTTCCACGATTATTCGTCGGAGTAGCTGCCGCACGCAGACCTTCGTATGCTGCCTGTTGCTGTTCCTTACTGAAGAAGTTCTTACGAAACTTGAAAGCAACTCTATCTTCAGAGATATCTGAATTGCTATTCGTAGACAGATCATACCCTTCTGGGGTGTATACGTCACAGTCTTCTTCAATCAGAATGTCATAGTTTGACTCATCGAGGAAAGTTCCGAGCAAATGCTTGGAGTCGAAGATCTCATTCGCTACAATTTTTCTTACCATTTTTCACCTCAGGTTACGATTAAGCAATTTTGCCTGATATATGTATCTATGTAAAATAAACTTCAAATTACCTTCCCAAGCACGTGTTTCTTATGAATTTTACAGGAGACCCAGGAGTTGTAGCAATCTTCTCGGAGTAGACATCCATTCGCGAAGATTTCTTTTGTTTCAAGGTAATTACATTGGCTCAATGTTTTGCAGATGTGAAGAATCTCTCGGTGGAACGAATCCGCTCCGAGAGATTTGACATCATTTTTAAGTTCTTCCGAACTGCCGTAGTAGGTTAGCCAATCAGAATCGATAGTAAATCTTTTCCTTTTGCCCTTTACCATCTTAGATCGTTTGAAGGTAAGTTTCTTTTTACCAATGTAAAACTTACCATCAGAGATCCGAGTTATTCGATATACAAACCCTACTGCGTCAGTCGGTGGAGTTTCGAGAACAGTGCCGTCTAGTAGATGCCAGCCATTATTCTTCGTCATCTTCGAAGTCATCGTCCATATCTAATGGACTTGAACAACAAGGACAGGCTTCTACTCTATAACCATCACACTCTGAGGGCAATCTGATGGTTCCTCTTGCCTCGCATGTATCGCACTCGAAATTGATCTTCTGCATTTGTTATCCTTATTTTGACCAGACATCTTCCCACGAGCCAGTCAATGCGCCCTTAGCGTAATCAGTACTCTTATTCTCAAAGAAATTTGTATGAGTAGTACCGAGCATTCCATCGACCCATGGAAGAGGGTTCTTCTTTACTTTGAAGATACCCTTCATACCAAGAGAGATTAGACGACGATCAGCAATGTAACGAATATACTGCTTAACATCTTCTTTAGTTAGACCTTCCATTTCATTGACGCCAAATGCCAGGTCAATGAAATTATCTTCTAACTCAACCATCTTCTCTGCTACAGTATATATTTGTGATTTTAATTCATCATTCCAGAGATCCTTGTTCTCCTTGATAAACTCACGGAACAACTTGATCATGGATTCGCAATGCAGAGACTCATCAGCAATAGACCAGGCAATGATCTGACCCATACCTTTCATCTTACCAAATCGAGCAAAGTTCAATAACATAACGAAAGAACTGAACAGCTGTAGCCCTTCAGTAAATGCCGAGAACACAGCAATCTGTTGAGCAATGGTGTCAGAATCTTCTTCAATAAACCCAGCAATAAAGTCATGCTTATCTTGCATTTCCTTGTACTGCAGGAATTCATTGTATGTCGTTTCTGGCATACCCAGGGTCTCAATCAAGTGAGANTANGCAGCAACGTGAATTGCTTCACGNGCNCAGAAACTGCTCAACATCATTCGAACTTCTGGTTGAGGGAAGTTCGGTAGGTAGTTCTTTACATAAGCACCAGAGACATCGATATCACCCTGAGTAAAGAATCGGAAGATATGTGTTAGGAATCGTTTCTCATTCTCAGTTAACTTATTCTTCCAGTCCTTCACATCCTCTAGCATCGGAGCCTCTGCAGGCAACCAATGCATTTGCTCCGATTGCGTAAATGCGTCATAGCACCATGGATATGAGAATGGCTTAAAGAATTGGCGTTCGTCAGTTAGTTTTAACTTAGTTTTCTTAATCATTTTATCCCTCGCATGACAGACAGCTATTGCCTTCTGCTACTTGTTGTAGATCGATGTCTTCTTCGAGGCGTTGACGAACAATCTTCTGGCCGACCTTATCTGCCTTGCGCAACTTAGTGCTACGACAGTAATAAAGTGACTTCAGACCTTGTTTCCAAGCCATAAAGTGGACGGCGTGCAAATACTTTACGTTGACATCTGGTCTAAAGAATAGGTTTACACTCTGTGCCTGATCAATGTAATGTTGACGATCAGCTGCATGCTCAATAACCCATCTTTGATCAATCTCAAAGGAAGTCTTGAATACGTATTTAGTGTTCTCATCCATCCAGTCTAGATTCTGAACCGAGCCATCATCAGCAGTTATATTAGCCCAGACCTCATCATACCAACCATCTTTTCTCGACTGTGCTTCTTTCTTGATAATAACATCAAGGAAACGATTCTTTGTAATGAATGCACCGGAAGAAGTATCTTGCCTGTAGGCATTGGCAGCATATGGCTCAATGCTTGGGCTGGTATTACCCATTATGATCGAAGAAGAAGCATTAGGTGCCACTGCCATTACATGAGTCAGACGTTGCTTAATTCCAGCATCTGCAGCATCTGGGCATGGACCACGCTCTTCCGCCAACCTAACATTTGCTGCATTTAATTGTTTGCGAATGTATGAGAACATCTTGTTGTTCATACTCTTTGCCATAACACCCTCAAAAGCGATATTGTTCTTCTGTAAGTAAGCATGGAAGCCCAGAGCACCAACCCCAACTGAACGCTCTCTCATTGCTGAGAAACGAGCACGAGCAATTTCATCAGGTGCATTATGAATAAAGTACTCGACAACATTATCAAGCATCTCAAGAATGTCTGACAAGAACTGTGGCTCATCTCTCCAGTCATCATAATACTCAAGATTCACTGATGACAAGCAGCAAACTGCTGTACGATCTTTGGAAGTAGCAAGAGAGATTTCCGAGCAAAGATTCGACCCATTGATCTTAAGACCAAGAGCCTTTTGATATTCTGGTAGTGCGCGATTAGCAGTATCATTGAACCAAATATATGGCTCACCAGTCTGCATACGCAGCTCTAGCAACTTCATCCATAGTTCTTTAGCAGAAACAGTATCAATCACTTTACCATTGTGCGGCTGAATCAAATCCCAGCGATCATCTGTTTCTGGATCAAGCATACACCGCTCAATAATATCCATAAATTTGTCACTGATATTGATAGCGTGATTCAGATTCAGAGTGCGCATATTCTGATCGCCTGTTGGCTTGCGCATCTCGAGGAATTGAATAATGTCTGGGTGAGAAACATCCAGGTAGGCGGCATAAGACCCACGACGAGTTGTGCCCTGCTTAAATGCCAGCGAACTAGCATCGTATACCTTCAGGTGAGGCATAACCCCAACGGACTTATCATCTGATCCACGGATACCGACGTGGATACCAACACCACCACCCATCATCGACAACCAATTAGTCTCAGAAAGATTATCAACCAATCCCTCTGCCGTATCATTGAGGTAATTCAGGTAGCAAGAGATAGGCAATCCCTTCTTGTTACGGCCGAATGAAAGGATTGGCGTGGAATAACTAAGCCAATGTTTGCTTGAATAATCGTAGAGTCTCTGTGCGTGCGCTGCATTAGTTCCGAATGCCTTAGATACATAGGCGAACCTATCCTGAGGAGAAGCCTCGTCCTCCATCATATAAGAGTCTTTCAAGCGGCGCAATCCCAATACATCAAAGAGGGAATCACGGCTATAGTCAATAATCATATTATTTCTTTCTCTTTGGTGTATCTGTTACTTCTGGATCTACTACTTCTGGGATAGGCTCAGGAATGACTTCTGGTTCTGGAACAACGACTGGTGCTTTGATTATCGCTGGGTAGATTTTAGTATCTCGTGATACTCGATCAAATTCCCAATTTATTTTGTTAATGAAATGATTAAATGTGTCTCGTGTACTCTCAGAAGTTACCTCAGGAAGAATAAAGATAAACTCTCCCAACTCATTCCCAATAAAACTAGTCACTAATTTTTGTAGTGCAATATCATCATTGACTATACTTTCGATGTTTGCTAATTCTATTCTTTGCATATGATCTCCTGGTGTGGTTTTTATTTAGACCTCAATGAAGAGTGGTATCTTCTGGCATCAGAGTACTAGAAGTTTCCAGAATATTATTCCAATTCAACTCATCGAGTTGTTCCATATCTTGGGAGTAAACCACACCATATGAACTAACTGCCTGATTAAAGAATCCAATATTCACAAGACGATCAAGCAACTCTGCACATTCTACATACGTAGAGCCAGACATACCAGTCTGAATAGTCACACCACCAGTTACCTTCTCTTGCGCTTCATCTAGGATAACATATCGTACCACTATAGTATACAACATATCATCTTTCTCATTACTCAATCGAATAAGATCGAAGCTGACGATATCGAACACATCAGAAATATATGGAAATTCTTTTGCCCACGTAGTTACATTCATATTATACCTCTTAACACTTCCTGCGGAAAATAAGTTCTAGTTCTGCTTCAGCCCCACGCTTTACATTGTCTAGAATGATTGTTTGGATTTCTTGTTTCGTCATCTTCTTCGTTGCTTCATTGATATCTTTATACTTGAATGATGCCGGAAAAAGAGACACAGCATATCCAGCCTTAATGGCTTTCATAACTGAATCTGCTACTTGCTTGTTCCTAATGAAATCATTATCCGGAACAATGATCAGGTTAGACTGAAGAGACCGAAGAAGAACAGAATTATAATCAGCTCCACCGACTGCAATGGCATTGTCGACACAAAGACTGTCAATCTGACCTTCAACTGCGATAATAGGTTTGCTTGCATCAATTCTCCAGATTCCATAAATGTTTTCCTTGCGTTCATCGATAGATAAAAAGATATACTTCGGCTCTTCATTACCGAAGGCTCTTGCTGTCAGGGCATATACTCTCCCATTGGCATCAAAATAAGGAAAGACCAATCGAGGATAATCTTCCTTCATCTTTGCGAAGGAGTCTTTATACTTTACTGCATACTTGAAGAACTTCGGACAAAAGAAAATACTCTTGTAATGTTCTTCAGGTATTGCTCTTTTCTTTGCGTAAAGAAAAGCAGGATGGCTCTTTGGTAGTGTAGATAGTGCTATCAACCCATCCAGAACTGAATCAAGAGATATCTTTGGTATGATTACCTCTTTGCGTTCATCAACTCTTGGTGTAAGTTGACCAGAGTTGACCTTCTCCTTATACATCTCCATCCGATACTCATCTGCCAGAGTAGGTGATTCCTGCTGGAGGAATGTAGAGAGTTTGTGGCTCAGGCTACAATGATGACATTTGACGTACAGGGAGTTTTCTTGGCGGTAGATGTATCCGCGTGCCTTGACTTTACTGTGAGAGCGATCTTCGCACGTATGGGAGAACGTAAAAAGATCTGGCTTCTTCTCTTTGAAGTTTAGAAGCCTAGCTCCGAGGAGTCTGGCGAATTTACGATCGACGAATAGGAGTGACATAATAAAGCAATTATGCCTGCTACACAGCGAAAAGTAAACTAAAGTTTAGAGCGCAAAGTTTATTTTACACTTGTTTTTTACCAAGTATAATTCAACTGTGCTTATGAGGATTGTTCTAACTTCTTTAAGTCTGGGGCTGGAATCATCAGGACTTCAGGTGGCTCAGGGAACTTTTGCTTGATAACTGGAACAGTTCCGCCACAACCAACCATAAGAACCAGAATCATAGTGTAAAACAAAGATTTCATTTGGTTGCGTTCCATAGAGTTTGTTGATCACGAACCCATCCCTGAAGAGATTCTAACTGCGCTTTGGTCTTGTTATACTCAGCGTAGTTATCAGTAATCACTCCAGCGACGTCACTTAGTTTGACATTTGAAGGATCTTTATCCGTTTCTGTTAACTCAAGAACAGTGGCTCCCGCTGCTGCGTTGTGCACGTTTACGAATCCATTATTGATAGTGCAGGATTTATCTGCTTCAGCAGTAACGAATTCTTTCACTGTCTTGACCTTAACTTTATCGACATATTGGATTTTGTCGACGTATTTAGTAACGACTACTTCAGTGATAATAGCTGCCTTGGCTTCAAGAGTTTTAATTTCTTGTTGAGCAATGGCAAACTTCTCTTCCCAGGCTTTTCTTTCTTCTGTTTTACCGAAAGAGAAAGCCAGATAGAAACTAAGAATTACCGCTAATGTCAGAGCTAGGATTAGATAGATTCTGTTCATAGTAGTGACTCGATGGTTAGGTATTCTTGGAATGATTCGTTGACAGTTGATTTACGCTTTAGATTATGCCAGTTTCCACCACCAGTCCTAGAGTAACGAACTCCCTTCATATTTCCTTTGGAGTCTTTGATAACTAGGATACCGCGTGGGTTCTTTCTTGCATAATTGTGAATCTCTTTGTGAGAATCGTTTTCAAGATTTAGATACGAATTCCATTTACGGAACTTCGCTTTACCATTTTGAAATTTAGAGAACGTATCGTCATCAACATCAAACGAGGCGAACTTTCTTTTTAACTTCTTTGGCTTAATTACTGGAGCATCAGTGCTAACAGCAGCACCAGTTGCATTGACAGGCGCATCTTCGAATAATGCCTCCAATGCTTCTTCAACAATTACTTCCTCTTCGAGGAAATGAATGTTTCTATAAATCTGGAACTTAGAAAGAATTTCTTCTTCAAGTTGCATTTCTTCATAATCATTTTCAGCTGCTTCCTTCACGAGAAGGTATGCTGCGACTAAACTACCAATACGAGACTTGCCACCTGGAACCAGATTGATGATTCGCTTTAGGTTCCAGACCAAACGATGTAACATTGATGTGGCATTCTTCTCTGCAGAAGTCTCTGCCTTCTTTAGTTTATTTCCATTCGCGTCGATAAGCCCGAGCTTGAATGCATCGAACTTTTCGAATGGTGTGGCCAACAACCAAATTACTCTAAGAGCTGCTAGATTGTCTACAATGCGTGCCATTTAGATTTGCCTTAGTTTCTCGATTATGTTTTTATCCAGTTCTATATCTGCTGTTGCCAATTGCAACTCAGGAATATAGTCCGGCAACTTATTTAGAAGAATAAGAAAAGGGAAAATTATACCCCAATGCTTCTGCTCGATTTTGAACAGAACAAATAATAGAGCCTCTAAACCAAAAACATTAAACAAAGTAACCAAATGATTGAGGACAAGGCGATCGTTTATTTCGCCTTGTCCTTCTACGTACTTCGTTATGATCTTTTTGATGTGAGAAAAACGATTCAGATCTTCTTGAAATTCATCCAGAGTTATACACTGAGGATTATCATAGCAGCGCAGAGCACGCTGCAAGAAGTTCTTCTCACTAATCACTGATCAATTAGGTTCCGAATGTCAGGGTAGCTGCATTAGATGTGACCTTAGCAGCACCAGCCGTTGAGCTAATAACTACGCGGTACAGATTGCCATTGTTTGCGCTAGCATTACCAGAAAGTACCCCAGAGATAGATAGGGAAGCAGTGGTTACGTTAGCCGAAGTGATTCCACTAACAACCCCATTGGCCAAGTTGACGAAACGAGTTGTTCCTGCCAGAGCACGTTGCCACTGATACGTTAGAGTACCTGAAGAAGCTGCAGCAGTTACACTGAAGGTTGCTCCGCCAGAGATAGTGTTCTGAGCAGCAGGTTGGCCGCTGATAGTAACAACAGATTCAGCATCCGAAGCAATCAGATCTTCACCAGTAGCAGCAGAGTCGCCAGAAACACCAAGAGCAGTTGTCATTGCAACAAGGCATTCTGCGTTGTAACGAGACTTACCAAACGAATCAATTTTCTCGTTAAACAACCACCAACCAGCACCAGTGATGCCCTTGGATTTATTTGTTACCAGAATAGCTTCGTCTAGTGAAACGAATACTGCTTTACGAGCATCAGCTAGACTTAGGTGTGTAGGTGCTAGGTGACGAGTAATCGTAGTAGTACCACCAGTAAGACTTGTGCCTTCGTAATTGCTCGTCAATGTCAGAACTGTGTCACTTGCAATAGATTTAATCTTGTACTTAACTCCGACGATTACAATAAAACTACCTGGCTTTAGACCAGTAACAGCATTAGCAAATGATGTTCCAACGCCATTCAGAGTAGGCGATGCATTATTAATGTTAATAGTACCAGCAATTGCTGCCGTATCTTTATTTGACCATAGTGACATAATTGTCTCCTTATTGTTTCTTATTTAGAAAAGCGGCATATGATGTAACGCTTTCCTGGACTTGTTCAGTTTCTTCTTTACGAAGAAGTTTGAAATCGTGGCTATCAATCTTGCCGTTCTTGTTCTTATCTAGTTTGTGTTGCTTACCAGTAAGAGACTCTTTCATTTTGTACGAACCGCAGCTCTTTTCATTAATGAAATTGATCAGGGCTTCTTGCGTAGCCTCGTCTAGTTCGTCAAATTCTTCGCACTGTAGGAAATCATCGAAGTCTTCATCCTCGAAACCTTCAATCAAACTTCCCATAAACTCATTATCGAATTCTTCATTTCGTGCTGCACGATTAGCAGCCTTGCTTGCTGCAGCCTTGGCAGCAGATGCAGCCTTAGCCGCTGGATCACGTGGCTTGTAAGAACCAGTCTTTGCACCAACGCCAGCAGGACGACCGCGACCACGCTTAGGAGCCTGCTCGACTTCAGCTGATTTAGCAGCGTCATCACCAGAACCCTTGCTCATGCCATCTGGATTAACTTGCTTGGTGTATACAGTACCAGTGCTAGTTTTCTTTACGTCGTGGAACGTCTTTGTCTTGTTAGAAGAAGGAGTTCCCTTTTCTTTTGCGTAGGCTTTCCAGTCGAATGGACTAGCTGCTTCATTGACAGTGTGTCCTGCTTTCTCAGCAGCAGCCAATACAGCTGAGCGATCAGCGTAATTACCCTTGTACACGCCATTCTTTAGATGCGGCTTGTATTTATCTTGATGTTCTGGTTTAATATGCTTAAGAACCTTACCAGCATCTGGGTGCATATCACCCTTTAGTGCTTCTTCAATTTCAACTTCTTCTGGCAATTTACCTTTAGGGCCAGTGATGCCGCCCATTTCTTTCTGTCTCTTCATTTGGCTCTTTAGTTCTTCACGATTACGAGCCACTTCACGTGCTTTTCCAGCAGCTGTTTTATTAAACACAAACTTGTGACGCATATTCAATTCGTCGTAGGATTCATCGAATTCAACTGATTCGCTGACAGAATGAGCATTTCCATCTTCGTGATATGAAGATTCTTGACTATTCTTAGAAACAATACCCATATGGGTAGCGTGTTTTGGGTGGCTCTTTGGTAGAGGTTTTGTTGTTACATCAAAACCTTCTTTGTCCATAAACTCTTTGTGTGCAGCAAGTTTGTCCTTCGCGACAACGTGCGTAATTGCTGCTTCATCGAGTTCTTCAACTTCTTCGTTTGCTAACTTATCTAACTTGTCATAACGCTTAAAATGCTTATGGGCAGTTTTGTTATCACCTTTCATACTAGCATATTGTGATTTGGCTATTTCTTGTCCAGCACGACTCTTAGCATCTTTACCGGCAACAATTCGTTTTATGTCCTTAACAAAACCCTCATCAACGTCATTAACTGATTCTTTCATACCAGGAGCAACTTCTTTCCAGCCTTCAGATGCTGGATAGTTCTTGATATTCTTTCTTGGAATTGTCACGCGCTGTTTAGATTCTGGGTGAACCATGATAGCGTGGGTCTTGCTCTTTGTTCCAGGAACTGGAGCAACAGGAGCCTCTCCTTCCTTGACGTACATCTCTTTCTTTTCTTTGCCATTCTCTGCATCTTTGTCTAGCATCTCGCCATGGGCGAGTTCGATCTCAGAAGAAGATTCTTTTGTTTTCTTTTTGGCTTCAGCCAGTGCTTGCTGAAAATACTTAAATGATAACATATCTGTTCCTTCGTTTTTCTGATTTGATTTCTTTAGGCTAAGTTCGTGGTGGCCTTCTGCCTTATCGAATTCTTTTTGTGCGCTAGAACTGCGTCCCTTAGATTCATGCCACTGGCCCAATGATTCGTGGTGAGCAGACATATGCTGATGATACGCTTCCATATCATTCTTAACCATTGCTGCATCAGATTGCTTCTTGTGCTCCATCGCGTCAGCGTGGTGATCTGTTGCTTCATCTAATTCCACAGATTCATTTGCGCCAGCCATTTCACCAGAATCTTGTGAGGTATAGTGTTTGAGTTTCTTTCCATCTAGCACATAAACGTGTCCAGCAATATCACTATGATTCAGAACTTTCTTTGGTTTGTCTAGTTTGTAAGTAAACATACCATGCTTGGTCTTTTTAATTACTTTCCCTGGACCATGTAATTTTTCTAATTGGTCTAGGTGATCTTGAGTCAAATTGACCTTACCTTCATCCAACGATTCGTCTGTTCTCCAACGAGGCTTTTGACCCTTCGCTGCTGCTGCGGCCAGACTATTTTTGGACTGACGCATAGAACACTTGTCACCATTTCGGCAAACATAAGTCTTATTATCTAAAGCATATCCATGATCATCACGAAGATCTGTGTCGCACTTAGCACACTGAACTACTTTACCGTGGCCAGCAACATCTCCGACGTGACCAATTACTTTTGCTTCGTCCAATTCATCAGATTCTTTTACAACAGTAGCACCAGCAATCTTCTTGGCGACGTTGGTAGCGTGTGACTTAGTAGGAAATGTCTTCCACTTCTTACCATTAATGTGAACAGCGTGTGGATCTGCAGGCTCAGCACGCTTTGGCTCTATTTCGTGCCTAAGTTCGTGGTCCAGCTCTTTGCGCTTAAACATTTGCTTGCTGCGATCGCTAGACATATATGCTTCGTCGACATGTTTCTGTCCGACCAGTTCTTTGAATGTTTTCATTGTAATTACTTTAGAAGGTTAGCCAAGGATCGACGATAACTACAGTACCATCTGCTCGTTGCATTGCGTTTTCAGTATGCAAGTCCCAATTCATATTATTTAGCGATCCTGTAACATAAAGAAGTTTCATTACAGTATACAACATCTTATATTCTAATAGGAAATCTTTATTATCTAGTAGAGACTTAAATCTGTTTATCTCTTTACCTCTAAGCTCCACCTGACTCTTTGGATCTTGGAGTTCTTTTACTACGGTATTCCAGTCAGTATTCTTTTCTGCGTAATCACTTAAATTCCAAACCATGGTTTCTTCAACACTATGGTTCTTCAGAGGTTTCAATTTCTCCATTGAGATCTGGAGATATTCTTTTCCTCTTAGGCTAAACTTCGCTAGATTCTCACCCTGAATCTTCTTGAATCTAGGTAGGCATCTCAGTTCTTTATGATCCTGAGTAAACTCGTAAAACTTCATGAATGTCTTAGTCGCAGAATCCGCAGTATTTGTATCCTGCGGCATAATAATCTTTAGAACTGAATTATCGTCTTTGGTCCAGACAGTAGCATCAACGCCAGCACCGAGTTTCTTATACCCAGCCTTCTTCAGAGTATCAGCAATCTCACGTGCATTCTTTGTGCCAGATTCTGCCTCAGCAATGAATTCTTTTAGTCTAATCATTTTTGCGTGAAGGTCTTGTGATGCAGACGATCTTTCTCGATCTTCTTGACACGNGGCATTAGTTTCATTGCTAGACGATCGATTAATGCTTTTCTTTTCGAGAGGAGTCTCTCTACTCTTTCTTTGTCAACCACACTCATATTAGCAAGAGGTTTCTTAGCCAATCTAACCTTCAGCATATTGATCGCTAAATGCCTAGCTCTCTTACCGAAGGTGGCTGAAGTAGATTGACGGCGCAGTGCCAGTCTGGTTTTGATTTCTCGTTTCGTTGCAGTCCTGGCGAATCGCGCCTTTGCTCTGATACGCTCAGCTCTGGACAATACCTCATTGATCTCGTATGACTCACTCAGATCATCAACTTCTTCACCTGTCTCATCATCAACAATAGCCAGCTCGTTGTCATCATAGGCACTAATAATGTGGTCCCAGTCGGTGACACCACCGACCATTTTGTCTAGTTCTTCATCGGAGCAGTCTTTATCTTCCACATCAATACCCATAGATTCTGACAACTTTAACATATCACGAAGAGTCTTTTTCTGTTCTTCAGTCAAATCTGGTTGGAGAGCCAGTGCTGTTTTAATAATATCAGCTGGACTTTCTCCCTCNTGNGGTTCATACCCAAGAGTTTTNGCNACAATAGTAGCTGCCTGTACTTTACGTAAAAAGTTTTCGTTCATAGTGTTATTTAGAGTTTAATTGACTTTGAGACGTTTGGTTTCTTGGGTAGCTACGACTCTGTTTGAGGTTCCTCTTAATGGAACAACTCGATTTGGTGTATTTATATCGGTAGTTACATATTTATTATCCTGCGCGCCTGTCTTCAACTTATTAACAGGACCCTGCTCGGCAACAATCTGACTGCCAATTGTTGGTTTGTATATAATAATTGAATCATTGTCATCATCTGAATTGAACGAATCAGATATAGATACAATTCTATTTGCAGCACCAAACTCAGCAGAAAGGACTTGGTTAATTTCTGCATAGTTAACTAAGAACGATACAGTTACTGCTTCAATCGTACTCGACGTAATTGAATCACTTAGGAATGCTGCCGCAGAGATGAAAGATGTCTGCTCAGAAACGATTCCATTTGTATCAGTTACTGCTCGGAGTGACACAACACCAGCAGATACTGTGTCACTTATTACTATTTCTTCAGTCTTAGACGCAGCGAATATTGCAGAACCTACGATAGAATCGCCAACAACAAAAGGCTCATCTATCGATAAAGATACGATTCTACTGACAGTAGTAGAATCGTTAGTTCCAGTTGTGTCTGATACTTGCCTAGAAGAAACAACTCCAGCAGAAATTGTTTCAGTTACTGCGTTAGTGTCAAAGAGAGAATCAACTCCTTCCAGAATTTGATTCTGTGTCGCTGCAATTGAAGTAGTATCTAATACAGCAGCACCAGCAACGAGTACGACAGTCTCTGTTGTAGCAATAGAGTTAGTATCAGCTCTAGATGCTCCAGCAACGAGTACGGCAGTCTCTGTTGTAGCAGTAGAGTTAGTATCAGCTCTGGAAGCGACAGTAACAAGAACTGGTGTCTCAACTGTAGCAATAGAGTTAGTGTCAGCTGTAGAGCCACCAGCAACGAGTACTGGTGTTTCAACCGTAGCAATAGAGTTAGTATCAGCTCTGGAAGCGACAGTAACAAGACCTGCAGTTTCTACTGTAGCAGTTGAATTAGTATCAGCTCTAGTTGCGCTTGTTACATTGGCACCAGTCTCTGTAGTAGAAGTAGAAGTAGAATCAGATACAGGATTAGACTGATCTATAATCAGCCAACTAATTTCAATCTGCGGACCTGGATACGTCTGCGTTTCAGAAACAGAGTTAGTATCAGAGACAGCTGCGCCATAAACTATTATTGCAGATTCTGAACTCGCTGCGGAGTTGGTATCGGCTCTAGTTGCGCTTGTTACATTGGCACCAGTCTCTGTAGTAGCAATAGAGTTGGTATCTGCACTAGATGCGCCAGCAACTAGAGCAGAAGTTTCTACAGTAGCAGTTGAATTAGTATCAGAGGAAGTCGCACCAGAAACTAGAACAGTGGTCTCTGTTGTAGAAGCTGAATTCGTATCTGCACTAGTTGCGCCAGCAACCAAGACTGTCGTTTCAACAGTAGCAATAGAGTTGGTATCTGATACAACACCACCAGCAACCAAGACTGTCGTTTCAACAGTAGCAATAGAGTTGGTATCTGCACTAGTTGCGCCAGCAACGAGAACAGGAGTCTCTACAGTAGCAATAGAGTTGGTATCTAATACAACTCCACCAGCAACTAGGACAGGAGTCTCTACAGTAGCAATAGAGTTGGTATCTAATACAACTCCACCAGCAACGAGAACAGGAGTCTCTACAGTAGCAATAGAGCTACTCTCATTAACAACTGCACCAGCAACAAGAACAGTGCTCTCTACAGTAGCAATAGAGCTACTCTCATTAACAACTGCACCAGCAACTAGGACAGGAGTCTCTACAGTAGCAATAGAGTTGGTGTCAGCAATAGAATCGCTGATTGTAATATCTACTGCTGGTGCAAGGTTAAACCAGCTAACCTCAACTGATGGGAATGAATATGTCCCAGATTCTGTTATCGAATTGCTTTCAGAAACTGCAGCTCCAGCAACTAGAGTTACTGTTTCTGTTGACGAAGAAGTTACTGCTGTTTCAACAAAAGAAACAGTTATGCTGTTTGCGCCAGTTTCTGTTGTAGAGGTAGAGTTAGTGTCAGAACTGGAGCCTGCAGCCAATACAGCTGGAGTCTCAACAGTAGCTATTGAGTTGGTGTCACTTAGAACTCCAGCCGCTGTTAGTACTGGGGTTTCTACGGTCGCAGTTGAATTCGTATCTGCACTAGACGCACCAGCAACTAAGACAGTAGTCTCTGTAGTAGTAGATGAGTTAGTATCTGCGCTAGATGCACCAGCAACTAGGACAGGAGTTTCTACGGTCGCAGTTGAATTCGTATCTGCACTAGACGCACCTGCTGTTAATACAGGAGTCTCAGTTGTGGCCGTAGAGTTGGTGTCAGCTCTAGAAGCACCAGCAACTAAGACAGGAGTTTCTGTAGTGGCCGTCGAAACAGCAGTCTCGCTCAACGATGCAGAAACTGCTGCTGCTTCTGTGGCTTCTGTTGTAGAAGTCGCTACTGCTGGTTCAGATAGCGACTGATTTAGAACAGCTGTAGAAGACTCCGCTGACGAAGTAGCTGTTGTATCTGATACGTCACCAGTTTGCGTGACTGGTCCGCCACCGCCAACACTTATGCCTGGGGTTACGTTTACCCAGCTAATCTCAACCGCAGGATCTGTACTGCCTAATCGCAGGAGTAATGACATTTAGGCAGATCCTATTATAGTATTTACTTATTTAGATGTTTTATGGTCTGACCTCAAACCCAACTCTAGATGCAGTCGCGGTAGTTGTTACTGATAATGTATATGTTTGATAAATTTCAGTTAGAGTTTGCCAGCTCGAAGTTCCGACTACATTACCTGCGGAATCTATAAGAGTAGCACGAATATCACCAGTAGTATCTGTCCTTCTTGCTCTTACATTAACATTATAAGTTCCAGTATCTAATGAAGTATCAAGACCGAATTTTACTGGGCCAGGAGTTGCATTTAGATTTGGGCTAACGATGGCATCAATATCAGTGTATGATGGCTCATTAATTGAATCGTATAAGGCTGTGTTTGCATTATATGACCATCCACCACCAGGTTTAGTATAGACCATTGTTTGTGGTACGGACTTAAAGATCTGATAGGGATTATCAGATATTGATTTTATTTCTACTGGAGTTAATGCGCGATTCCAGATTGCAGCAACTTGAATGCCCCGACCTTTATATGTGCGAACTTTATCTGCACCATCACCAGCACCAATTTGAGTAATATACCCAGTCGCCACTTGTAGTGGAGAAGTGGCCGCAACACTACCGCCATTAACACCATTTGTGTAAACATTTATTGTACTGCCATTAAATGTTCCAGCTGCTGCGCACAATGAGTTTGTAGGTGGCGTAATAGATGATTGCACATATGAGTATGTACCACCAGACAAATTCTTGTGTCCTACGCGAGGTGTTACTCCTGATAAAAAATTGATAACATAATTTTGTGCGTAGCTAGAAGTAGCTGGACCCATGCGGTTAACTAAATTAACTTCTTCCGCTGTAGAATACGTATATGCTAGGCAAAATACAGTCCAATTATCTGCTGGCGCATCCAGTAGAGATACTGATGATGATGCAGCAAATTTGTATCCGCTGTCTTTGTTATAAGTCACTGTTCCGTTTTTGGTAACAGGACTGCGTGTTATAGCTTCGCCTTGCGATGTATCGCCAACCAACCGGAGCAACCCCCGAGTGATTGGGTTTGACCAATCAATCTGCGCAGCCATCTGTGGCTGTGTCTTGCGCTTTACCTTTATTTGCCTTCTGACTGTTATGGTGTTATTTGTTACTGTAAGATCTGAATTTGGTCGACTGACTATTCCTTTAGTCGCGACCATTGGAAGAAACGGAGTAGAATTAAATACAATGCAAGGGTTAGCGCTCCATTCTTTGATTTGTGCAGGGGTCCATGCTTTGTCTGAAACAACTACAAGAGCAACATCGTAATTATCACTTGTTATAGAAAATCCACCTGATGGCATACCAAGTCCCCACGGGAGTGTAGAACTTGCTCTAGTCGCAGTTGCAGTAGGATTGGAGGCAATCATTGACCCACGACGCCATACTTCACGTCCACGAGTTGGACTAGCAA